TTCCAGAAGATCCTGAAGTTCCATTAATTCCCGAAGAACCTGATGTTCCATCTTTGCCAGAAGAACCACTTGTGCCTGAAGATCCGCTTGTTCCAGAAGATCCAGAAGTTCCATTAATTCCCGAAGAACCTGATGTTCCATCTTTGCCAGAAGAACCACTTGTGCCTGAAGATCCGCTTGTTCCCGAAGATCCTGAAGTTCCATTAATTCCCGAAGAACCTGATGTTCCATCTTTGCCAGAAGAACCACTTGTTCCCGAAGATCCAGAAGTTCCATTAATTCCCGAAGAACCTGATGTTCCATCTTTGCCAGAAGAACCACTTGTGCCTGAAGATCCGCTTGTTCCCGAAGATCCTGAAGTTCCATTAATTCCCGAAGAACCTGATGTTCCATCTTTGCCCGAAGAACCGCTTGTACCTGAAGAACCATTAGCGCCTTTCACTCCTTCATTTCTAGCAATAATAATTCTACTAGCAGGATAATTACTTTGTGCATTTATATTTTGTGAACTTGAATCGTTATGCCAAACATAAACTTCAACATAATCATTATTATCTAATAAAACGACAGAAGAAAAATGTGTTACTGGATAATCATCATTTGTAGAAATGCTATTATAAGAATATCTTCCTTGAGAAGAGCTAACGTTACCATTTTTAACAATAAATGCTGATCTTGTTGTTCCAGAAGTTCCACCAGAATTCCAACCTATATATCCATCAACAGTTATAACAATTGTATTACCAGATGTGTTGGTAAATCTATCAGTTCCATTAAAAGTTAAACCCGTAGTTCCTTGAGTATTTGCTGTATCAGCGGTATTCCAAGTTACTTTAGTATTTGAAGAAGCAGAAACGCTTTGTGTAGAATTGCTATAATATGCTAAAGTTGATGAGATAACAGGATCACCACTTGTACCACTTGTGCCAGAAGTACCACTTTGAGGTTCAATAATTACGCCACGAAATGTTAAAACATTAGCTGAAGTAGCAGTTAAAGCAAAATAAACAGGTTTAGAGACTTCTCCGAAATTACTAGGTTCAGTTGTAGTTACCGCTCCAGCAGTTGTTTCAGATAAAAAATAAACAGATCCTGGAGTTAAACCGCTCAAACCTTCTATCAATCCATCAGTTACCAATTTAAAAGTATTTGCATCAACAATATTTCTTACAACACCTTGAACTTCAGCATGTTCGGCGCTATCAGCTTGCGCTTTATACCATGTAGTTCCATCGAATCTAACAACATCACCGACAATAAATCCATGACTAGCTTGGGTAAACTCATCTATTAAAGAAGTTCCATTACCAGCGTCAATTTGTTTTTTAATTATATTGTCTTCAATTACTAACTTATATAAATTTTCACTATTTGTTGTTGTAGGTAATTCTGTGAATACTAAGTTATTTGAACCGCTATAATATAATGTACCTGTAGTTAAGGTGTCTGAATCACTGAATTTAGGTATATATCCACTAACGCCACTTCCATCAATAACAGATTTACCACTTAATGGTGATAAATCAACAATATGATTTATATATCCAGAACTTATGTATATTGAATCAGAAAACTCTGATACAACTTCATCAGCATTTATTGCTCTAACTTTTACAAAATAATTATTATCTTGCGTTACTGGAAAAACAAAGCTTGGTTGAATCAAATTATGCACAAAATCTGCATAACCTGTAATTCTTCTTGCAATGCGAATACCAGTTACAAATTCATCTAAAACATTAATTCCAGAACTATCTAATGAGAAAGAATTTAAATATCTATCACTTGAATAAGTTCCTGTATAAATCGTACCACTATAATAACCGCCAGAAGCCAAGAAATTAAATTGATTATTACCAGTATAATTATAACTAAGAAATACCTCTGGATAATTCAAATATCCTGAAGGTATTCTAATTTCAGTGATATGATTTATACCTGTAGAATATTGATCATAAATACCTGTAGGCAATGAACCAAAATTATCAACAAAAATAGTATGATCAGACCATTGAATTCCTGAAGTAGAATAATTAGTAAAAACTACACCTGTTGAATTAATTCCCGTGCCAGTTCCAGCTAAAATAGATGAAATATTTTCAATTGTTCTATTATTAACAAAATAATCATAGTTTGTTTTATTTTTACCGCTTTCTTCAACTAAAATTTGAAATGAACAATCTTGACTTTCTAGAACATTATCCCATTTAACAAAGGCATTTAAATTTAAACTTTTTGATGTGTTATTATAATCATAAAAAACATAACCGCTTAAATTTTCTATCTTAGATGGTAATAAGAATTGAGAATAAGATGCTGGTTTAATACCTGAAGAAACGGTCTTGATTCCACTGGTAAAAAAATTATATGGAACTAAATGGATGTAATAAGGTGATCTTATTACATTATCTAATTTTAATGAAGAATTAATTTCATCTAAATCTGGAATAACTATTTGATCAATATTCGGAGTAAAATATTGTTGACTATATAAATAAGCATCTTCATCAGGATTAAAAACCGTTCCTGTCGTAACAAAAACATCAACAAATTGAATAGCTGTTTTCTGAGAATATCTTACATCTAATGATGAATAATTATCGATTGAATACCCGCTTATGCTTATGGATGGTATTCCAAAATCAATATATGCAACACCTGTACTTGTCTTATTTTGAAAATCCTTACCAACTATCTCAATATAAAATTTATTTAAACTACTGATGTTTTCAGAACCTGTAAAAACTAAAAAATTATTATATAATTCTTGTACTGGTATTGTTAAAGACGTATCTCTGAAACTATTTAAATCAGATAAAATTAAATTTTTTCCAGTATCATAATAATTAACTATAAAACCAGAAAAAGATGAATCGTTAACAAAAGAATTTATAATATCTTTTGTTATTGGTCTTTCTACCGTCCAAGATAATTTAATATTATTTTGAGGCAAGAAACCACTAACGAATGGAATTTCTGGATCATAACCAAAACTACTTGCATTAAAAGTTGTATTTTGAAAAGAATATGCATTATCTAACGATAAATTAATACTCTTTATTACAAAAGGATCATCATATGATATGCTTTGACCTGATATAAAAGCCATATTCTATATTACACATTAATTAATTTCATGTTTTTATCAAAAGCATATATATCAATATCGAAAGAAGGCGGATTTTGATTAGCTAAACTTTCTCTTTTTTCACCTAAAAATACTGAAATCTTAGCCGATTGATCTTTAGTTATTTTAAACTTCAATATTTTACCATCTTTAATAATTGTACAATAAAGACCATAAACATAAGGATTATCTTTTAAAACTTGAAAGAAAGAAATAAAATTGATATCAACAGCTTCATATATTTTCTGATTAAAAGTTTCAGTAAAAACTTCATTTTCAATATAAAAACTGTAATCAAAATTAGTAAAAACCGCTTCTGAGTACGATAAATTACGAATTATTAAATTATTCTTATCATTCAAAACAGAATCTTGGATAGCCGGTCTAATATAATCATCCGTTGTAAAAACAATTTGTTTCTTAACTGATTGATTTTTTTCAACATATTTATCTTCATCAACATAATCGAATTTTTCTTTACTATATTTCATTGCTGAAATATTATATTCGTTGCTAGAAAGTTCGTTTATAGTGATAATTCTATATAAATCTTCAGCTTCTACATTATCTTGCAAATAAATAGAAAAATTTGCATCTGCTCGGAGATCAGAAAATCTACCATAATCAATATCTGGATAAGTGGTAAAATTTACACTATCAATTCTTGAAAACTGAGTGTTAAATGCAACAACGCTGTATAAAGGGTCGCCAATTGGACGGACAACTTCTCTTAAAGTTGTACCATTTAAGAGGTAAATAATTTTTGACCCATCAAAAATAATTTTTAAAGTATCTTTTTCTGTGATATTTCTAGCTGGACTTAATGTAATTGATGTATTATTCTCTATTATACTCAAAGAACCCTGATAATTGACAAAACCATAGTTGATATCTGTTTGATCAAGTGTTATATTATTAACTGAGCTAAGACCACAAACAAGATATGTTGTAGATGCAAAGGTAACTTTAAAAGATAACTGACAATTATCTATAAAACTCTGTTTAGTATAACCTTTTCTTATCCAATTTGATCCAGAAGAATCATTCGCGTAAACTAAAGAACCATCTTCAGAGGAAAATATTTTAGCAACAGAATTCCATGAAACAAAAGATTTCGGATATATCTGGAGCTTGAGATTTGGGTTGTCTACAGCAAATACACTCAAAGTTGTTTCAATAGGTTCATCATTGACAATAGAAAAAATCTTTATTTTTTTACCTAATACTGTAGGACTAACTTCACGATCTATATATATATAATTATTTTTATAATCCAAACTAACAATTCGTCCAAACGCTAATCGACTAAATTTCAAATCATCTGCTATTCTTACTACATCACCTATTTTTAAATTTGTAGCTTCGACGCCTGTTGTAAATGAAACCGTTTGAGATTCTAATTTGCTTGTGGCTAAAAACCATTTGCCTATTCTTTCAGCTTGATATTTAGATGTTATACCAAAACCTAAAATTTCTTTTTCAAGTAAACCATATTTTTTTATTAAAGAACTATCTTCTACATAAACAATTTTATCTTTAAAATTATCAGTTTTATCTAAATAGGAAACTCTGGCAACAGAAAAAGAAGTTTCTAAATTAGCAGATGTATAATTAAAGTTGCCTTCTTTTACGTTCGAATTAGTAAATAAATAAACAACAGGTTTCTTAACATCAGTGCTTAAATTTAATAAACCATTCTTAAAATAAAAAACTCCTCTAAAAATCGAAGCTAAATCAGAAAGAATTTTCAAGCCTTCTACATTTTCATTTATATAAATATTTGCTGAAAATCGTGGTTCAAGAAAATCATAATAACCTTGTTGACGAGCAACACACTTTCCAGATTTTATTTTAAGAAAAGAATCGAAAATTTTGCTTTTTGTGAAAGACTGAGAAACTGCGGTATTAGCAGAATTATATTCACTTGTGACTGATGAATTAATATAACTTAAAGCGAATAACTTGACTTTTTCTTCTGTGTTTAATACAGCAGGATCGTTACTGACGTATTTTTGCAATTGTTTATAAAACTCACCAGATGGATCAGATTCGATAAATCTTCTCATTCCAAAATCATTACATAATTTTATTGTTGCTGTTGTTCCTGAAAGAGAAACGGATAAAATGATTTTTTTAAAATTAATGTTTATATTTTCTTTCGATTCATTTTTTATATCATATAAAAATAAAACTGAATTTTCTGGATAAGCGTCTTTTAATTCCGCTAACGTTTTATACCAATTTAAAGTAATTCGATTGAAATTTGGATCATTTAGTTTTGCATTATTATCATAACTAAATTCATCTGCATTATATTTTGTTGCTGCATTAGTTATAACTAATTCATCACAAAATTTTGAAATCTTCAATATTTCCCATTTATTTAAATCATCTTCAGATAAATAAGTTTTCGCTAATCCGTAGCGACTGTTCAAACATAAATCATAAAAAATCCAAGCAGGATTATCTGTCCATTTTAATGTTTTACTAAAATTGCCATTCCAATCTCCAATATATTCACGAATATCCGAATCATAATTTTCTGGAACTTTAATTTTTAATAATTTGCAATCAAAACTTCTAACAGGAACACTCGAAAAATGTTTAGAACTTATTTTATTTTCACATATAGCAGAATAAGGGTAGGAAAATCTATAAGCCACTCTTTCAATCACAGAATCTACAGAAAATTCTTTAATAAAATTATTAGTTTTTTCATCTGAAGGGCGTAGTCTTTTTTCAACACTATATACATTTATGATATATTCATGATTTTGAGATTTTGAATCTGGTTTTTTACCGAAATCTATTTCTATCGGTATTAATGTAGCACTTCCTTTGACAACAAAATAACCTTGAAAGAAATAATACATTCTTGTTCTTGAAAATAAATCAGTGACGCAAACCACAAATCTAACATGATTACTAAAAGTACTTCCATCACCTCCAATGTAATAGCAATTATCTACTTTAATATTAACAGTTGCATTTGTAACATATTTATTTTTAACATAATGAGTAAAATTTCTTGATATATCTCTAGCATTTATTAAATTTTGTAGAAATGGATTCGTTGTATTTTGATTGAACAAAGCTTGTTCAAAAAGATAATCTTTAAAAGTAATATAAGGATCTCTATCTAAATCATAAATTTTAGATCCATAATTATATACTGCACTAGGGACACTGTTGGAATTTTCTACTTCTTGACCATAACAAATAAAGAAATTAGCAGCAGAAAAATTCAAAAAATTAGTCTTTTTATCTCTTACTGGAGAATCATTATAATACATTCCATAAGCCAAAGAACTACTTGCATTTGCTACAGCAGAAGTTACGGAAATATAATTTAAAGTAGATCCATCTGGATCAACTAATCCTTCAATTGGACCCTCACATAACAAATCAGAACTTATATAAACGCTTTCGCTCTCTAAAGGTTTGTTTCTTGAAGTATCATTTTCAGAACCAACTTGTTTAAGATTTGTTAAGATATCCGGTTTTAAATAAATTGTTACTGAAGATCCTATATCATTTATTATTTGACTTACTTGACCTCCGATAGGATTTTGAGATGAACTATTAGGAATAATTCCAGGTGCTGTAGATATAGGTGTAGTTTCATAAACATAGTTTCCAACACCTCCTTCTTCTGGAGAGAATGGTTCTTTAAGGATATAAAGAGGTGAATAAGAGATTGACATTTATTAAAATTAATATTTTTATATATTTACAAATTAAATTATTAAGGCAGTACTGTTCGACTTTTAGGATCATATTGTGCAAATCCAACACCAGCTAATGGATTTGGTTCAGTAGTATTAATAATTTGCAAATCATTTGAAATTACTATACTTCCAATCTTTAATCTACCATATGCAATTGGTATAGCCACATTTCTTTTAGTAACATTTTCATAGCCAGAAAACATTCTAGAATTATTTTTAACATCTTTTGGAGCTTTTGGTGACATTAAACGTGTAATCAACATTTGAATACCCATTGCAATAAGCATTATAATTGCCATAATTATCCAATCGGCAATAGCACCCATCAATAAAGGAACAACCTCTATTTTAGAATTTTTATTCAAAATAGGAGAATTTAAATATTCTGGGGGCATTATTTTATCATCAACATATATTATAAAATGCGTCAAATACTCTTGCATTGTTCCAAGAGCAGTCAACATTTTATTACTGTTAGCTTCTATCGCCTCAAAAGCTTCTCCAACTGTTTTGACATTAAGAAGCCAATCTGTTTTAACAAAATCTTCAAAGATGCCATGAAGTTTAATAGTGACCATATTAATTTATATTTACACTTTTTTCTTCAAATAAATCTTTTTCTATATTATAAAGAAGCATATTTATATTATGATATTTCTGGTATTTTAAATCAAAATTAGAAAATGAAGCATTTTTTGGATGACTATGAAAAAGATATAGTATTTTTGCAGTTGCTTTGATTTGCAGATAATCGTCTGGAGAAATCAAAAAAAAATTTTCTGGATCAGGATGTTTATTAGAAATAGGAACAAATAAAATTTCAGAATTCTTATCAATAATAAAACCACAAACTTCACGATCTTTATTTTTTAAACAATATTCTTTTATTTCATTACATATTAGATTTGGTACTTTCATTATTATAAGGAAATGTTGCAGGAAAACCGCCAAACGGTAAGTAAGCTAATCCATTTGAAAAAGATCTAGACGTATTATTACCAAATCTTAAATTACAACCTTGTAATGTTTTAGAACATTTATCTTGTTTCCAAATATCAGTATTTTTCAAAGGATCTTTATTAGTAATATATATAAAATCTTGAATTATATATGTACTTCCTGCTGAAATAGTACCTGCATCAGAAGCCAAAGTTATTGAAGTATTACTATTAATACTCAAAACTGTATACCAATTTTTGATTTGAGATGAATCAACAGAACCAAAACCTATTCTACAACCTGAATTCAAACCCGTAGCCCAAGATGTACCAGTTCCTGTTACAGATGTTCCACTAACCGCAACAGTGCCAGTACTATAATTTTTAGATATTCCAGCTATACAAACAAAGTAATTCTTATTTCGATTCAATGGAGATAAAGTCGATTCTTCGGATTCAAGATTTGTATTAAATAGAGCATCAAGGTAAACAAAATCTCCTTGTTTATAATTTGTTGTTGGATTCCATTCTCCTTTATAAGTTAACGAAACTAAACCATAATTACCATTATTAGAAAAACTATTATAAGTGTTTACAAAAATTTTATCATTTTCATCTGCTACAGGAACTCCCAAAACACTCTGAAATCCTCCTCCCACTGTTACACCAATATTTGGACCTGAATAAGTTCTTGTGTTGCCATAATTACATCCATAACATCTATAATTCCACGAACAAGTATCATTTGTTATTTTTCTTGCTGGCATTGTTAATGATTGAACATCAACCTTTGTAACAAGCTCTAATTCTACTTCATTTAAATTTTCATTAATTTTTGCATTAATAATTAATTTATCAAAAGATACATAAGTATTAAAGTTAGAAACACCAAATGGATTTTTACCATCTGCAAAATTTATATCATCAAGATCTTTTGCAAGAATTTTTTTTCTATTAAAGTTTTTACCAATCAAATCACCTCTATCTTGAAGAATTCTAGAAATATAATTATTTATATTTCCAATTTTTATTCTAGGTCTAGCTTGTCTGCCATCAGAAGTAGTTTCATACTGAGAAAATTCGGATGGAATAAAAATATATTCTTTATTTTGGAAGACTAAATTTTTATTAAAATTCTTTGAACCATGAAAT